GAGAAAAATGAAGAGATACATTTAAAACAGTGTTTTAAGGATAAATCTAGTTTTTACTCACATAGCGACGGCTTTAATAAAGCGATAGCTAATAGCAACAATGAATGGGTATCGTTAGATGCCAGTTCATGGACGGATAACTTTCCTGTCACTCTTCAACATATTTACCTTAAGGTAAGATATGGAGTTGAGTTTGCAGACTCTTGGCTAGCATTAGCTGCCAATTGTAAGTGGACTGTTGCCAATACCGACCTAACCGTAAAATATGGAAAAGGTCAAGGTATGGGAACTAAAGGTTCTTTTATGATAGCATCTGTGACTGATCACTACGTGATCGAGTACATATTAAGCAAACATTACGGACAAGTCAAACCTTACCTTAAGGTAGGGGATGATTTGATAGTGGAGGATAGCGACAATATTTTGTCAAAATTCTACCCAACAATCGGTGTGCCTATAAATTTAAGTAAATCTAAATTCACGACACCTAGGGGTCATTTTATGGAATACGTTTCTCGGAATTCATGGGATAAATTGGATATTTCACCAATATCACCGAATCTGATTACGAAAGCATTAAAACAACCTTATGTCTTAGTGATTTTGTTAAACCACCTTAACGAGCGATGTTCAGTACGTTTCCAACTTGAAGATCTGATAGAATCTATCGGATTAAAAGCTGTCGAAAGATACAATCTATATAAGTTAGTAGATTTATATCAACGATTATCAGGGGAAGTGCTATGCACAATTCCAACCGACATTGTAGTTTTCACTAATGATCAATATTTCAGGATCCTTGTAAAAATTATAGAACACTCAATTAAAGAGTTTCTTTCTAATTCAACAGATAGTATTATTGATAACGAAATAATTTATTTGAATCAACTTTCCCTATTTTCAAAATCTGGTTCATTATATGTAGATGACTGGGTCATGTACAATAAGGAAGGACTCGATCTGAAGGATATTAAAATTTTCAAATATTTCGAGGATAACGTCTTTTCTCCATTTGCATCACAGAAAACAGCATTACCTGTAATTCCGGATGGGACATCAATACTTATTCTTGACGAGAACGGGAATGTTACGAAAGAACTTAATAAGTTCATTTTCGATACATTAATAAAGTCACACGAAGAATTACAGAGATACAGTAATGTATCAAGTATAATTCAGAGTGCTAGTAGTAGTCCTAAGGCGTTCATTGAACTCTTTAAGACCCTTAACTCTATTTCAAAGTATGGTGATTCTGCTATAAAATACAGAATGACTTTTGAACCTTATGATAGTATAGTGCGAGGGTTATGCGGAAGCATAACTGTGCCTATCAACGTTCCCAATGTTTAATAATGGTAAGAGTGAACAAACACTATAAAATGAGCTGTGACCTCACACATTAAAAGGGAAAACCCAAACATTGTTTGG